CTACAAGCTTTGTGGGGACAACTTGATCTCCCTTCACCTACACGCGCCCAATATGCAATTGCTGATTATCTACAGCACGGTCCAAAACGTTTACAAATCCAAGCCTTCCGGGGTGTTGGTAAGTCCTGGATTACCGGTGCTTTTGTTCTTTGGACTTTGTTTAATAACCCTGAAAAAAAGATTATGATCATTTCGGCATCTAAAGAACGTGCCGACAACATGTCTATCTTTTTACAAAAACTTATTATCGAAACACCGTGGCTTGTTCATTTACGCCCTAAAGCTGATGACGCACGTTGGTCACGTATTAGTTTTGATGTTAACTGCTCACCTCACCAAGCACCTTCGGTTAAATCAGTTGGTATTACCGGTCAGCTTACCGGTAGTCGTGCTGACCTAATGATTCTTGACGACATTGAAGTTCCCGGAAACAGTATGACTGAACTGATGAGGGAAAAACTACTTCAACTCTGTACAGAGGCTGAATCTATCCTTACTCCTAAAAAAGATAGTCGAATCATGTATTTGGGGACTCCTCAGACTGTCTTTACTGTTTACCGTAAGCTTGCTGAGCGGTCCTACAAGCCCTTTGTTTGGCCTGCTAGGTACCCAAGGAAGGTAAGTCAGTATGAAGGACTGTTAGCGCCGCAGCTGGTGGCTGATATGGACAATGGTGCAGATCAATGGGAAGTAACTGATCCTGACCGCTTTGGTGAAAATGACCTTGTTGAACGTGAAGCGTCAATGGGTCGTAGCAACTTTATGTTGCAGTTTATGCTCGACACAAGTCTTAGTGATGCTGAAAAATTCCCGCTTAAAATGGCTGACCTTGTGGTCACCTCTGTTAATCCTAAGTCTGCTCCTGATTCCGTCGTCTGGTGCTCAGACCCCCAAAACGTCATCAAAGACCTACCAACTGTCGGACTACCTGGGGATTATTTCTACGGTCCAATGCAGCTTGTTGGAGAATGGTTACCCTACCAAGAAACAATCTGCTCGGTTGACCCGTCGGGTCGTGGCTCAGATGAAACAGCTGCAGCTTATATCTCCCAACGAAACGGTTTCTTGTACTTGCACGAAATGCGTGCTTACAAAGACGGATACAGTGACAACACACTCTTGGACATTCTCAGAGGGTGTAAAAAGTATGGAGTTACAAAATTAGTTGTTGAAACTAACTTTGGTGACGGTATTGTTGGTGAGCTGTTTAAAAAACACCTTGTTCAAACTAAACAAGGTATTGATGTAGAAGAAGTACGAGCTAATGTCAGAAAAGAAGACAGAATCATTGACGCATTGGAACCCATTCTTAATCAGCACCGTCTTATTGTTGATCGCAGTGTCATTGATTGGGATTACGCCAGCAATAAAGATGAAGCTCCAGAAAAACGACTCCTTTACATGTTATTCTACCAAATGAGTAGAATGTGTCGTGAAAAAGGTGCAGTTAAACATGACGACAGATTAGATGCCCTTGCTCAAGGCGTTAAATACTTTATTGATGCCTTTGGTATCTCCGCTCAAGAAGAAATTAATCAACGTAAACGCTTGGAATGGGAAGACCTTCTCCGTTCTTCCATTGAAGACCCTCAAGGTTCAGCTAACCATCTTGTACTGGGTCTTAACAAAGAACAACGAGAAAAAGCACGGGGATTTACCCGAACTGTACCGACTTGGACTTAATTTAAGACCCTAGTCATACCAATGGATTTTTAGAGCCCTTCAGTATAAGGGGGAAGAGAAGGGTGGACTCGACCTCCGAACGGGGAAGGATGACAATCTTTCCCCTTTACTGTAGTCATGGATGAGTCATGACTCCGTAAATACCGCCCAACCCAATACTGACTTTGACTGGGAGCGAGTCTCAAGACGAGCGTAATTCAATTGACAAGCTTATTGTTTCTGAATACTTAATATACATAAATTATATTACTGTATTTACTGACAATTCTTTCTTGTCATCTCTATTTATCTTCATTCATTCATATATTCAATACATACTCTACTAACTCCACTCACTCTACCCACATGACACACACTGCTTCACTTATTCACGCTACCCCTGATGGTGATAAACTTATCTCTTACATGGCAAGGGTGTCTAATCCAACAAATCAATCAAACACTGAGACCAGTGCTAAACTAATTAAATACCTTATAACCCATAAACATTGGTCACCCTTTGAAATGGTGAATATGTGTGTAGAAATTAATACTACAAGAGCTATCTCTGCTCAAATCCTTCGACATCGTTCCTTTAGTTTTCAAGAATTTAGTCAACGTTATGCCAGGGTAGAATCAAACCCAGTTATCCCATCAATTCGCAGACAAGATCCTACTAATCGTCAAAATAGTACAGACAATATGTCTGAATTTACGTGTCAAGAATTTCAACTTAAGTCTAAATACCTCTTTGATCAATCAATGATCCTTTATAATGAAATGATTGGAGCAGGTGTCGCTAAAGAATGTGCACGTGAAATCCTTCCGTTAGCTACTCCTACCCGTATGTACATGAACGGTACCCTTAGATCTTGGATTCACTATACCGACCTTCGTTGTGCTAACGGTACTCAACTTGAACATAAACTAATTGCTGATCAATGTCGTGATTTAATTAAACAATCATTCCCTATGGTCTATGACGCACTTACTGACTTGTAGTGTATTACTGTGTATCGCTGGCGGTGTACAGCGCTCACCAAGTATTTACAGCTTACAACTGCTTGATCTGACTGATAATAAGGTGTTTGAAGTGAGTTTTCCTGTGGATAAACGGGTTAAACTGATTGAACTGATGAATTTTGGCAAAAATTTCTGAAGTCTATACGTTTGTAGCCGGACCCTGCAGCTCCCCCTAGGGGGTGCCCGGCTTCACTAGGTTTTCGCGGCTGGACACGGCAAAACCCTTGGTATGACTGCTGTCCAGGCTCTGCGTCACTGTGTCAAACACAGGTACGCTGGACACAAACAAGGGAGGGGGTGGCACGTATCCGTTACGTATCGGTGTCATGCCCTGCCTCTCTATATATGATTTTATCTGTCGCGCCTCATTAGCCAGGCTTATCGCAATGATAAGCAGCGCTAATCGTTAAACCCTTGACACTGACCAGGCTCAGGGGGCATCATTCCTTCAGTTGCACAGCACACCATGTTCCAAGTCAGCACATACAGAGGCATTGCCTCAGGCTGGCAGCCTGTCGGTCAGCCCAGAAACCGACAGCAAGCGGAGCAACTGTTGCAACTGCTGAACCGTGTTCGTCCTGACTTCTCAAACCGGATTAAGTGATGACCTACGAAACCTCACAAAAACTGCTCGATCGCCGTGGCTTTCGAGTGACATATGAAACCATTACCGCTGATAGCTGCGAGTCAGGTGATGCAGCAGACCGTGGCTGGCTTGATTGGCTGGGTGATGCAGTCGATCAACCTACAGACAGCCATTGGGATTTGCAGGATTTGGCAAGACTCAAGGGCTATTGGTTCCAAGGTGATGGTGGTTCTGTCCCAAGCTGGATTAGCTGCGATGCGGATATGTCTGACCTAATCCACCGAGCAAGACCTTGGGGCTTCCTTGCTGACTGCCTTGAAGAGTCTGAAGTGATCGGTGGTAGCATCTCAATCCATCGACCTAACTGGATCACCGATGCATCCTGGCTGCGTGTTTGCCGCTCTTTGGGCTGGAAGCCCTGCAAATAGTCTGTGCTAACCCTGCTTTTTCAAACCGGATCAACTGATGCCTTTCACTCTCTATTATCTCGACGCAACCTACAAGCGAAACGAAGCACCTTCCAACGTGGTTGGTTGCGGCATGATCTGCACTTCAATGGATCAAGCCTTGGAAGAACGCGACAGAATCCAGAACCTATTCAAGGTTGAGTCTGTCACCATCACAGAGAAAACCTTTGGAGGGTCTTGCAAGTGGTGAACATTCACACATACCAGCTCAAGCCCTTACGGTTTGAACTGAAGGAAGCTTATGGTGTCGTCCGCGCCTACCCTGTTGATCAGGAAGCTTTCCTGTTCTGTCGATTGACTCAAACCAAAACCTTGACGCCCTGGGCTATCGACGAGATAGCTGGGTTGGGTTATAACTGCATCGACCAACGCGGAAACCTCATCACCAGTTCCGACCTATGTTAAGTTTCTTCGCCTGTGTCTTCCTTGTTGCCGCTTGTTGTGCAACAATGCCTAGTGTAAGCCTGTTGTGTTTGTTTGCAGGCTTCTCATCCCTTGCTCTTTCCTTTGTTCTTTGATCATGATCACCACCAACACTCAATCCCAAACACTGACCCAAGCACTGAGCCACTTTGTCTCGTTTGAAGATCACAAAAACGAGAGGCAATGGAAACTAAACGATGAAGCAAGCATGGATTTATCTAAGCTTGTCATGGAAATGCACGATGAAGAGATGCCAAACAACTGGAGATTCGACACGATAGTTGATATCTTCTATGAATTAAAAGGAAAAGAAACCGAAACTATCAACACGTTTGAAGTTGCGGATAATCTTGTCGATGTATACAACTTAGACCTAAAAAAATGGGTAGCAACACATTCAAGGGATAATTACATTGACGAGGGCATAGAAGAAGGCTTGATAGATAGCAACATGGAGAAGCAGCTATTTGTTGACTTAATTCGTAAGGGTCAGTTTATCTGCATTGAGCAGATGGTGCGCTTGGCTTGCGAGTATTTCAACCTTGAGCATGACTGACGAACAATTAGAAACAATGGAGCACTACGAAAGAATCCGTCAATTGTTGAAAGATAGTGAGGAGTTTATGGAGTCAGAGCTAAATGATCAGACTGTCTACATTATCAACCACCGCCTCTACTTTCCCGAGTATTTCTAA